GCCTGCCACTCTATGCGCGCATGATCCCTGACCGCGACCGTGATGAATGGGTGCGGCTGGAAATCGAGAGCAACCCGCTGCCGATTTGCACGCGCCCGCAGGTGCTGCGTTCGGCGCGGCGGACGTGATGAGCGCCTTTGCCGCCGCCATTGATGGGTTGTTTGCCGATGGCAATATCGCGCGGGACGCTGTCTACATTGCCGAGGGCGGCGCTCCGCAACTCATCCGCGTGGTCACCCGCCGCGCGGATGAGGTCACCGGCTTCGGCGACGCGCGGCTCTGGTCTGAGACTACGCGCGTTGATCTGCGCGTGGCCGAAGTGCCAGCGCCGCGCCCCGGCGACAGGATTGAGATAGAGGGCGAGGCTTTCCTTATTCAGGGTGAGCCCGTCCGCGATCGCGAGCGGCTGATCTGGACCGTGGATCTGCGGCCAGCGTGATCAGCATGAAACTGAAACTGGACATCACCCCAGATCTGGTTGCCATGATGGCGGCCGAAATCAAGGCTGGTGAACGCGCTGTCAGCACTGCCACGCGCGAGGCTGGCAACAGTCTCAAGAACTCGTGGCGCGCGCAGATCACCGGCGCGGGGCTGGGTCAGCGGCTCGCGCGCACAATCCGCTCCGAGCAGTTCCCTAAGGGTAAGCCCAGCCTGAACGCAGCCTCGCTGGTCTGGTCAAAGGCCCCAACCATCATCAATGCGCATGACACCGGGCCATTGATCCGCTCGAAGACCGGGTTCTGGCTGACGATTCCGACACCAGCGGCCGGACGCGGGTTGCGCGGGGGAAAGATCACCCCGGGCGAATGGGAACGCCGCACGGGCCTGCGCCTGCGCTTCGTCTATCGGCGAGGCGGCCCCAGCCTGTTGGTGGCCGAAGGGCGGCTAAACACCAAGGGACGCGCCGTTGCCTCGCGGTCCAAGACCGGGCGTGGCGTTGCCACGGTGCCGATCTTCCTGCTTGTGCCGCAGGTCAAGTTGCCGAAGCGGCTGGATCTGGCGCGGGACGCCATAAGGGCGCAAGACGGATTGCCGGGGCTGATCGTGGCGAAGTGGTTGGAGAGGAGCACTTGATTGACGAAGTGGGTCAAGTACCATTTTTTGGCTCATCAGTCGCGACTTTGAGATGTAGGCGCGGCCTTTTAGCGTCGTAGCTGATTCCATGGGTAGATGGCCGAAAAGGGAACGTTCGATGCTATAATTCGGCCTTCAGATCTGGTATATGCAGGGAGATCAGGGAAACACTCATGAACATATGAGACCGAGACCGGAGCGATGGCAATTTCTTCAGAGAGCGGGGCACCTGTGTCAGGATCGCGCATGACAACGCGCTTCTTGGCATGAAGTTCACCGTTTTCCGTTTCCCAGTATATTCCCACCACTTCGCAGTCGCGAACCCGCCATTCATTGTATTGGCCGGGCGGAACACTGAAACTCCTGTCGAAGGCCTCCTGACACAAGGGGTCGCCGCCGCCAAGCTCTTGTCCTGCGGCTATGGTAGAATAACCACCGTCAGATCCTGAAACTCCAATTATCGATGTTGCATTGCATGGGCGAAGCACCAAGCCAATTGAGCCGGGTAAAGACATCTGATGAGTTGGCCAAACCAAGCAGCAGGAAAGTGGCCAAAGATGGGAGTTTAGTGCGGCAGCTTGGAGGTCGGCAGGAAATACTCCACCATCCCTCATGTTGGCGTGATGCGAAAAGTGAACAATAAGCGCCTGCCGATCACGAAGCTGTCGAATTAAATCATCATGAACCATTTAGATTTCGCAGCTCCAAGACTTCGAGTGTGTGGACTTGCAGATGCGTCCGGTCATTCAGTGATGAAAAATCTAGATCTTCAGCGAACCTATAACAAGATCAATCTACTGGATCTAGAAATGCCCACCCCCCGCGAAACCATCCTCGCCGCGCTGCACGCGCGTCTCTCGGCGCTGTCCGCCACCGCCCTGCGCGGCGACGTGCTGCCCGAGCGCGTGCCCGCCGCTGGCGTCCTGATCCTGCGCGATGGCGAGCCGGGAGAGCCGGGCGTCACGCTGTCGCCGCTGGTCTACCACTACCAGCACCGCGCCGAAATCGAGGCGGTCGTGCAAGGTGAGGGTCGCAACACCAGTTTCGATGCGCTCTGCGCCAGCATTGGTGCCGTGATCTCTGCGGACCGCACGCTGGGCGGGCGCTGTGACTGGGTTGAGGCAGAAGCCCCGCGCCCGATCGATCTGCCAGTTGAAGGCGCGGCGAGCCTGAAGGCGGCGGTGATCCCGATTATCCTGCACTATTCAATCGCCGACCCGCTGACCTAACCCATCCTGACAATCCGAGGAGACACGACATGGCACGAGCGCAAGGCGCGCGGGCGCAGATGGCGCTGGCGTTCGAGACGACCTATGGCACCCCGCCTGCGAGCGGCTTCACCCGCATGCCCTTTGCCAGCGCGACGCTGGGGGCGGAGCAGCCGCTCCTGAACAGCGAGCTGCTGGGCTATGGCCGCGATCCGCTGCCACCGATCAAGGATGCGGTGACATCGGATGGCGATGTGGTGGTGCCGATTGATGCACAGGCTTTTGGCTTCTGGCTCAAGGCAGCCTTTGGCAATCCGACGACCACTGGCGCGGAAGCCCCCTACACCCATGACTTCCAATCCGGCAACTGGACGCTGCCCTCGTTGTCGATCGAGACCGGCATGCCCGAGGTGCCGCGCTATGCGATGTATTCCGGCTGCGTGCTGGATCAGCTGTCTTGGCAGATGCAGCGCTCGGGCCTGCTGACTGCAACCGCCAGGCTGGTGGCGCAGGGTGAAACGGTCGGCACTGTCACCAGCGCGGGCACTCCCGCCACGCTCGACCTGCAACGCTTCGGCCATTTCAACGGCTCCATCAAACGCAATGGGACAGCGCTGGGTAATGTGGTCTCAGCCGAGATCACCTATGCCAACAACCTCGACCGGATCGAGACCATCCGCGCCGATGGCCGCATTGATGGCGCTGATCCCAGCATCGCTGCTCTGACCGGCCGGATCGAGGTGCGCTTTGCCGATCAGACGCTGGTGACGCAGGCCATCAATGGTGATCCCTGCGCCATGGAATTCGCCTATGTCCTGCCCTCGGGCAAGAGTTTCACCTTTGTGGTGCATGCCGTCTATCTGCCGCGCCCGCGCATCGAGATTTCCGGGCCGCAAGGCGTGCAGGCGACATTCGACTGGCAGGTGGCGCGGGATGCGACTGTCGGGCGGATGTGCACCGCGACGCTGATCAATGGCATTGATGGATACTGACCCACCGAAACACGGGCATCAGGCAACCAGAAACTGCACAGTGGTCAGGACGATGACGCCCGTCAGCGCATAGCCGCAGGTGAGCATGATCCAGTCAAAGGCACATGGCACGCAGATGCCCAAGACCAGCGAAGACTGCCCCGATACCGGGACAGTCTCCCACGCTGCCTTCTCATACCCGCTCGACACACCCCGATCCTCTTTGTCTGAGCCATTATGACACGATTTCCTTTCCATGAGGTTACACGATGCTCACTCTCGATTTAACCAATGCACCCCGCTGGCATGATCTCGCCCCGGGTGTGCGCACGCAGCTGCGCCCGCTGACCACAGCGCTGATGGTCGCCACGCGTGCCGATCCGGAGGTGGAAAGCCTGCCGGATGAGGCCAGTGATGAGACCCGCGCCATGGCCTTCGCGAAGGCGCTTGCGCGGCGGGCCGTGCTGGATTGGGATGGCATTGGCGATGCAGATGGCAATGTCATCGACCCAAGCCCCGAGGCCATCGACGCGCTGCTCGATATCTGGCCGATTTTCGAGGCGTTCCAGCTGACCTATGTGTCCAAGGGTCTGCTGCTGGAGCAGGAAAAAAACGCCTCTGCGCCCTCGCCGAGTGGGAATTCGGCGGGGGCGCGCGCTACTGCCAAGCGTGCACGCAAACCTGCCCCGACTGCCCCACGCGGCTGAACCGCCCACTGACCCATGAAGGCTGGCAGGTCCGGGATCTGGTCGGCCGCCTTGGCGGCCAGCTGCGCATCGCCCCCGGTGCAGTGATCGGCTGGGATATGAGCGCGGCGCTGGCACTGGGCCAGGCGCTGGGCCTATCGCCGCTGGTCATGGCCGAACTGCTGCCCGGTATCGAGGCCGCGATGGTCCTCAAACTCAACGAACAGATGGAAACACGCAATGGCGGAGAAACGGGTTAGCGTCCGCCTTGCCGCTGTCGGTGGTCGTCAGGTGCGTTCCGAACTGGAGGGCGTAGGCGAAGCCGGAAAGCGGGGCTTCGGGCGGCTGAGCCAGGAGATGGAGGCGGCGAACCGGCGGCTGGCGGCCTTCTCAAGGCGGGTCAAGGTCGCGGCAGCGGCTGCTGTTGGCGCCGCCACGGCGGCGGGCGTGGCCATGATCCGCTCTGGCCTGCAAACCGTCGATGCGCAGGCCAAGCTGGCCCAATCGCTGGGCACCACCGTCGCCTCGATCCAGACGCTGGAGC